ATGCCATAGGTGTTTGTGGGATCCGAGGTCTTCGGCATAATGCCGTAACGAGTTTCAGCGTTATCCGAGTACATGGAATGCGCAATGCAAATATCGCCGATGTCATGGGCGTTGCAGGAACGCTTCAGACTGCCATACTGCTGCATGTCTTCAAGAGCCTTCTGCATATCCGAATGGGAAATGATGGTGTCCTGAACTTCCTGGTTCTCTTTGGTTGCATCATCAAAAACGTTGTGCTTCATTTCTTTATCTTCCTCCTTGGAATCTTCATTTTCTTTCATCGCTTCTGCTACAAGCGCAAGCAAAACATTTCGCTGTTTTTCGGTCATGGAATCGATAACGTCCTGAACCGTTTCTTTATTTTCGTCATCAGCGTGAGAAACCTCAGCTGCTTCTTCAGCCTTTACCTGCTCATCAGGATCTTCGGCAACTTCCTCGGCCTTTTCATCGTCGGAGTGATAAACTTCGATATTATCGCCAAGATACATGATCGCTTCGGCTTCACTATCATCCGAATGCTGGATGACCATGTCGATAAATGCTCCGGGATTTGCTCCCGCGAGGACCAGACTAACTTCTCGAATGGCCCCATGCATCACGTTATATCCGTCTTTCTTTACATGATTGGCGTAAATGGACAGAGCGGAAATATCACCGTGAAGAACAGATTCCTTAGCATCTTGAGCTTTAGGGGAATCGTTAAACGAACACAGCGCATACACGCCATCTTCTCGATTCTCCAAATCAGCATGACCAAGAACGTTCTCCGGATCGTCGTGCATGTGATTCCAAACGAGGGGAACTCTCTGGCCATTAGCATCTTTAAATGCGTCTTTACGGATAATCAGCCCGTCAGTGCAAACCAAATTATTACGGGTTGCATATCCGCCAAAGTCATACTTTTTAGCCATTTTGATTTTCTCCTTCGTTTACTACAGTCTCTTCAACCACTTGTTCTCCGCCAGCCTTGTTTGCAGACTGGTTAATGTTACGGTTCCGCAATTCATCTGCATTAGGATCTTTGGACGGTTTGTACCCGATGATCTGACGGATTTCATTCGGAGACAGGATTTCATTTCTAGTCAGTTTATCTGCTATGTCTGGGATCTTGCTCGTCGGAACCAACTTGAATGGATCTCTTAAGAATTGAATTGACTGTCCCTGCGTTCTAGCTGTCTTTGTTAAAAACTTTCGTTTCATTTCGTCGACGATCGCTGCAATAATCGGCTCGACCGTTCGGCTATAATAATTCAGCATGGTCTCCTCGTCGGCGGTACCATCCATTACACCTTCGGTAATTCCCAACTGGCTGTAGAGCATTCTCGTATAGAATTCAACCTGTGCTAGGAGGTTATTTTCGACAGCTCGATTAAGCTGAGTTATTTTTTCTGTTCCGTCGGTATATGCAATACCGTATTTCGAACCAGCAAGCTGACGCTCAATTTCTTTGCGTCTCGCCTCTGCCTGTTCTTTCTTCATGTCATTTTTAATGACATATGGAAGCTGGATAATAAGATCCAACTTTCCGGAGCTATTTTGCTCGTCGATCACGTCCATAAGATTTAACTTACGGATTAATCGCTGCATAGTTGAGTTGGGCTCGTTCATTACCGCATATAACGGATTCTCCACGATTCCCGTCGTACTCTTAGAAAGAATGATCTGCTGCTGCTGACCCGATCGTTCGTTATAGACATTTGCTTGTATATGCCTCGGCATCCACTGTACAATCTTGCCGGTTCTCATAGTGAGAATATCAAATGAGCCGGTGTCATTTGGATTATCCGACGTGTCAGTCGGGACTATCGCGACAACGCCTTCATCCATCATTGACATAGCAATGTCTTGTATGAATGCCCTTCCCGTCTGATCGATATTGGCTTCCAATGTCAAGCAATTGTTTAAATCACTGTTGATTACCTCTAAAAAACGACCATTTTCATCTAGTCGGACATGGTTTACCTTTATAGCAGCCACATCCATTGCGATCTTGTTAATGACTGACGCAAGAATGGTTCTCTCATTACCTCTGCTCAACCGTGGACGGTCTGGACGATAATAAGTGCTGCTAATCATGTCATATGAAAGTCGCAGATCATCGCCATTTCTAAAAACGTTCCAGGCATTTTTCAGCCTGGAGAAGAACGAATTTTCCATTTTGAATTTCTACCCTTTCGTTAAACCATATCTACTTCTTTCTTTCTGTAAGCAACTCTCCCACTACCCCAAATGCCATTCTTGAACTCGCTCATATCGTAGCCGACATCTGCAAGAGCCATATGAACGCCAACCTCGCCACGTTTAGCCACGAACTGAATTACTTTGCCAGATGGAGAGCGCAAATCAGTAACTTTTGTGTTCATCAAAGAGGCGAGTTTTTTGTTATATGCATTTATGTAAGATTTGTTGATCTTTCGCCCAGAATACTGTGGGTTCAGCTCTTCTTTAAGGTAGTTTCGCAGCTCTTTCTCAGAAGATTTATAGGCATTTCTATAAATTTTGTTATAGTTTTTCTTAGCCCATTTCGCATCTTTCTTTTCGAGTTTTCTACGACCGGCCGGAGTTAACGAGCCATCTGGATTCTGGTATCTGCGGACTCCCCATTTCATACCGAGGATTCCATGATGATAAAGCTCGTTTTGCATGATAACAACTGACTAGCCTTTCTTGAATTTTTCTTCAGCAAGATTGATAATTTCCTCGGAATCTTGTTCTGCTAAATCCAAAGAATAACTCTGTTCGAATTTAGCAAGCTCAAACAATTCTGGGTCATCGATCTGATCATAAGATCCAAAGTCCTTCTTAAAATTAGCTACGACTTTATCGACAGCTTTGTCTTTTGACAGCCCGTGATACTCGTGGTTTGCTTTTCTCCAAAGAGTTGGCTCGTTTAAATATTTCTCATACCGTTTTAAAACCTCTCTATCCTCTTCTTCCTTCGATAGATCGGTGTCGTCGTAGTCATTTTGAATTTCCTCGATAAAATCGATGTCGAACTTTCCGTTCTCTCTTGCATCGCGAAGCATTTCATCGCGTTTGGAACGTCTTGCTTCGTCATATTGCTTATCGTAATTATCTTCTTCTTTTTTAAGTTCTTCTTTTGTTTTGTTTTTTATCTCTCTTGCCGTATCAACTGTTGCGTTCTTTACGGTCTTGAAGCCTTTCTTGAAAATTCCGCCAACAGTTTTTCCGAAGCCTTTTATGCCAGCTTTAGCAACGTCGGCTCCATATCTAATTTTTCCGGCTGTAGTCAGAGAACCATCCTCATTCTGGTAACGCCGTATACCCCACTTCATTCCCAAAATGCCGTGATGATAAATAGAAGAATCAGAAGAGTCTCTGTGGCAAAAAGAACTTTGTTTCACATTATGGTAGTAAATCATATTATCCAAATGCCTCTCTGTTATTCTTGTAGGCGACATAAGCATCCATCAATGCTGCGACAGCGTCGATCTTTTCCTCATATCGCTTTTTGTATAATTTTCTATTTCCGTTGGTATCCTCAAGAACGATGCAATTACCCATGGCGAAAGACATAAGTTCTTCATCAAATAGAAGCTCTCTATCTTCGGCCATTTTCTTAAGCTCGCCAAGCGGAACTGACTCTGTTTTGGATCCCTGTATAACCTTCTCAACGCCAAAGGATGCATTTTCAGAAACCCATCTATCAATGAACTCTTTTGCGTTATACGGATCATAACCGAAACAGCACACGTCATAACCGGCATTTTGAATAAATGCATCTAGATCCTCGTATACGGTTTGCATGTCCAGAACAGTTCCATCCAAAACAATGAGACTGCCTTCTTGTATGAATTCCTCATACTTAAGGCGCATAGCCATTTGCAAACGGGAAAGGGTTCTTGATGTGATGTAGTTTCGGGTTTTAATGCCGAATGTGCCGTCTGGTAACGGAAACAGAAATGTGAATGCGCAGAAGTCGTCACCTTGTGATAAGTCAGCTCCGAGAGCGCATTGCATATTCCAGAATTCTCTTTTTCTATGCGGAAGTGTTTCTTCGTAAGTAAAGAAATACGTGTAACCTTCCATAGGAATTCCGAAACGTTTTGCTAAAATGTCGTTGCGAGTTGCCGGGGCTTTTTCCGCTCTCTCAACTTCCAACTGATAAGTCTCGTAACTCACAGTGTAGCCAAGATTCGGATTCGCCTTAATCCACATATCAGGATTAGCAACCTCATCAACTGAATCTAGTTTATAAAACCAGATGGAGACATGCGGGTTGATGTATTCTCCTTTTAGAATACTCATAAGCTCCATCTTTGTTGTGTCACCGCTGCCGTTTCTAACGGTACCTTCAGAGCTTATTGCTAAGATAAAGTAATCGGGAACCTTTGACGCGCCTTGTTCAATAGCACCGACAACGTCCTCCCGAACATCTCCTGATAGCCATTCGTCAACGGTGGCAATCTTGCATCGGAGACCCTGAAGCTTATCGATCGACATAGGCCGGATTTCCAATAGGGACCCAGTTAGAAAATTCTCTATTCCCTTCTTTGTGGAGGCAAGTTTCTGTCTATTAGATTTCGGCCCGGTTGTATTTTGAAGAGAGCCGTCCGTTAGAAACTTAAACAATGGTCCTCGAGCTCTCGTTATAGAAGTTCGAATAGGAGACATAACCTCCTCTGCCTGCTTCATTGTTGGTGCAGTTGTTACTTGATGCGTAGTCGAGGTATCAACGTTGAGGAAGTAACTTTGTATACATGAAGCATACATCGATTTGGCTGCACCACGACCGACTATGAGATACTGCTTATTAGTTAGCCGTTTGAGAACTCTTTTTCTTACATATCGACCGGGCTTGTTTCCGTGACCAGGACGAAATACACTTGTTTCAACGAAGTAGTACCAACCAAAGACTTGTTCGCCCCATAGCTTGAACGAATCCAAAAGCTCAAGGTCTGAACCATCGGTCAAGGTTAGTTCTTTTTCGCAATACGCAATCCATCCTTCGACAGCTTGATCATCGTAATAGATTCCTGGATTTGCTATAAGATCGTCGATGCGATGCATCTCCATCTCTATCTCTCGGTTTACCGGAATCTCTCCTCTCATTACGGCGTCTCTAAACTGTCCGTAATAGATCGGTGTCGCCGTATTAGATAGTGACATTTTTGCTACTTCAACCTTCTAATCGATAATTACTTGCCATGCCGCATCTGATAAATAGCGGTCGCTATACCGGTCAAACCAACACCTATGGTGACAATCCCCCCGGCGGTTTCCAAGAACTGTCTCGCTTTTTCGTATTTTGAAGGAGAGCGGTTAGCTACGGCATCTATATATCGCTGCTCGGTGTTAAGCCGATTTATAATTTGGTTCATTTCCTCGGTAGTCAAAGAAGATAAGTCAATCGAATTGGCGATTCTTCTTCTTTCTCTATTATCCAAGGTTCTTAGAAAATTATTTGTCGAATCGATGGTGCTCAC